ACCAGTTAATGAACCTATCGATATTGTAACAGAACAAGATTTGGTTAATGTTTTTGGAAAACCAAAATCCGAAGATTCTCAGTATGAGTATTGGATGAGTGCAGCATCATATCTCTCATATGGTGGAGTGTTAAAAGTAGTTAGAACCGCAGGTTCAACTTTAAACAACGCAAATGCTGGAGTTGGAGTTGCATCAACAGGATCTCTAAAAATATACAATTACGACGATTATATTAATAATCATCAATCAGATTCTTCTTTTACATACGCAGCAAAGAATCCAGGATCTTGGGCAAACTCCTTAAAAGTTTGCACGATTGACGATTTAGGAGATCAAATTCTCGGAATTACTACAACCAGTTTGGTTGATGCTGGAGCAACAATTGGCGCTGGAATTACAGCAGCTCTCACCAATGCAGTTATTCCTGGTGCTGGATCCACATCCATTTTCAATGGGTATGTAAAGGGAATTATCACCGGTGTCTCTACCGATTCAAATAATTCAGCAAGTACAGTCACAGTTAAAATTATTTCTAGAGTATCATCAACCGGAACTGAGACTCCGATAGATTATGCAGAAGGAGCAGAATTTGCTTCATTCTCAACTTCAGATACTGTCTATTTTGTTGATTCTGCAGGATCAAATACCAATACTGGTACGACTCCTGCAACTGTGGTTGATTGGTATGATCAACAAACACTTGGTCTCACCAATTCTACTGTTTATTGGAAGACACTTGCACCAAAACCAGTTTCTAGCAATTTTGCAACTACAAGAAAAGGTAAGAATGACGGCATCCACGTTGTCGTTATTGATGATACTGGAAAAGTAACAGGTGTTCAAGGAAATATTCTTGAAACTCATATAGGATTATCAAAAGCACTTGATACAGTTTCTGCAGTAAATTCTCCACAGAAAACTTACTACAAAAACTATCTGGCAGATTTTTCACAAAACATTTACGCAGGTGTCAATCCTTCTTCTGCTGGCGATGCATATCATGGAACTAGTGCAGTAGCAACTGGATTCTCTTCTGGTTTTGTTCCAGTAACAAATTCGGAGGGTCTCTGGGGACAAAATGCTCAGGGAGTAACCTTCTCTGCTGTCGGAAATGTAACTTATACATTTACTGGTGGGGTAGATTATAGTGCTTCTGGTGGAATGAAGGCAGAACTTTCTGATCTAACTTTAGCATATGAACTTTTCTCAAATAGAGATGAAATTGCAATTGATTATCTGATCATGGGTCCTGGTTGTATTAATGAATTTGATTCTCAAGCAAAAGCAAATTATATTATTTCTCTCGCGGAATCAAGAAAAGATTGTATGGCAACAGTTGGTCCACATAGAACAAATGTTGTAAATATAACCAGTACAGACACACAAACAACTAATTTAATCAATTACTTTAGTTCTTTGGCTTCTTCGTCATATGCAGTATTTGATAGTGGATATAAGTACACTTATGACAGATTTAATAATGTTTTCAGATACATTCCATGTAATGCAGATGTTGCTGGATTGATGACTCGTACAAGCATCACAACTTTCCCATGGTTCTCACCAGCAGGACAACAACGTGGTGTTCTCAACAACGCAGTCAAACTTGCATACAATCCAAGCAAAGCACAGAGAGATCGTCTCTATCCACAGAGAATTAACTCTTTTATAACTCAATCTGGCGTAGGAACTATTCTGTTTGGTGATAAAACTGCTCTCGGTTATCAATCAGCTTTTGATAGAATTAATGTTCGTCGTTTGTTCCTTACAGTCGAGCAAGCACTTCAAAGAGCAGCAGATGCTCAACTCTTTGAAATTAATGATGAATTAACAAGAGCAAACTTCAGAAATATCATTGAACCATATCTCCGTGACATTCAAGCAAAAAGAGGTCTCTATGGATTCCTCATTGTTTGTGACAGCACAAACAATACTCCTGACGTAATTGATAATAACGAGTTCAGAGCAGACATCTTCCTGAAGCCTGCTAAGTCTATCAACTATGTAACCCTCACATTTGTTGCCACTAGAACTGGCGTCAGTTTTGAGGAAGTTGCTGGTAGAGTTTGATCATTAATCAATTAAAAAAGGAGGATTTCAAAAATGTCAACTTTACGCACAATTTCAAACTTTAAATCAAATATGATTGGAGGCGGCGCACGCCCCAATCTATTTGAAGTTGCTATTCCCGCACTGCCATCTGCTGCCACAGCAGCTGGTGCGAATTGGGGAAGTGCTGCAGGTGAAGAGCAAGAAACATTCAATTTCCTTTGCAAAGCAGCTCAACTTCCAGCATCATCTGTTGCTTCAATTGATGTTCCATTCAGAGGAAGAATTTTTAAAGTTGCTGGAGACAGAACAGTTGAAAACTGGACTGTTACTATCATCAATGATGAGAATTTCTTGATTAGAACTGCTATGGAATATTGGATGAATGGCATTGCTAAATTGGACAACAATACTGGCGCTACAAATCCACAGTCATACATGACAAATGCTTATGTATCGCAACTTGGAAGAGGTGGTCCTTCGGGAAGAAACAGCGAATCAAATGATCCAGGAGCTGGTGGTGCTAGTATACAACCACTGAGAGTCTATACTTTCTTTGATATTTTCCCAATTAGTATTGGTTCAATTGATCTTTCATATGATTCAAGTGACACTATTGAAGAGTATACTGTAGAATTTGCAGTCAACAACATTGCTATTGGTAATGATCCAACTGGAGTTAGTGATCAAACTGGATCAGTAATTAACTGATAAATAATAAAAATACAGTTAATTTATAATAATGGCAAAACTGTTTGGGTTCTCTATTGAGGACAACGAACCACAATCACCATCTGTTGTTTCCCCCGTTCCTCCAAATAATGAGGACGGGGTTGACCACTATATGAGTAGTGGATTTTTTGGTTCTTATGTTGATATTGAAGGTGTTTATAGAACTGAATTTGATCTCATTAAACGATATCGCGAAATGGCACTTCACCCAGAGTGTGATAGTGCCATTGAAGATATTGTAAATGAAGCGATTGTTTCTGACACAAACGATTCTCCGGTAGAGATCGAACTTTCAAATCTCAATGCCAGTGATGGTATTAAGAAAAAAATTAGAAGTGAATTTAAGTACATTTTAGATTTATTGGACTTTGATAAAAAAGCTCATGAGATCTATAGAAATTGGTACATTGACGGGAGACTGTATTACCATAAAATCATTGATCTAAAAAATCCTCAAGAAGGAATTAAAGAATTAAGATACATTGACGCAATGAAAATGCGTCATATTAGGCAGCAAAAGAAAAAACCAAATGATGGTTCTTCTATTGCAAAACTCAAGAGTGATAATCCGATGGATTATGACTTCCCTGAAATTGAAGAATATTTCATTTATAATCCAAAGTCAGTCTATCCAACTGGCAACCCAATGCAAACTGGTGCAAGTCAGGGTATTAAAATTGCAAAAGATGCAATCACTTATTGCACATCTGGTTTAGTAGATAGGAATAAAGGAAACACTCTTTCATATCTTCACAAAGCAATTAAATCTCTCAATCAACTCCGCATGATTGAAGATTCTCTGGTCATCTATCGTTTAAGTAGAGCACCAGAACGTAGAATTTTTTACATCGACGTTGGCAATCTGCCTAAGCAAAAAGCAGAGCAATATCTGCGAGATGTTATGATGAGATATCGTAACAAACTTGTTTATGACGCAAAAACTGGAGAGATTAGAGATGACAAAAAGTACATGTCAATGTTGGAGGATTTCTGGTTGCCAAGAAGAGAGGGCGGCAGGGGCACCGAAATCTCAACGTTGCCAGGAGGTCAAAACCTTGGAGAAATTACTGATATTGAATACTTTAAAAAGAAATTATTCAGGTCCCTTAATGTTCCATCATCAAGAATGGATGGAGAGAGTGGGTTTAACCTGGGGAGATCTTCTGAAATCCTGAGAGATGAACTTAAGTTCACAAAGTTTGTTGGGCGTTTAAGAAAAAGATTTGCGAACATGTTTAATGACATGCTCAGAACCCAACTTATTCTTAAAAACATCATTACTCCCGAAGATTGGGAACTAATGAGTGAGCATATTCAATATGACTTCCTCTATGATAATCATTTCTCTGAACTCAAAGAAGCAGAGTTGATGAATGAGAGACTGGCAATGGTTCAAACTGCAGAACCATATGTCGGTAAATATTTTTCTCAAGATTATCTTAGAAGAAAAATTCTTCGTCAAACTGATGAAGAAATTATTGAACAAGATAAACTTATCAAAAAAGAAATTAGTTCTGGAATCATCCCAGATCCAGCAACTATTGATCCAGCAACAGGAATGCCATTTGATTCAAATGCAAATATGGATTTAGGCAAACCAGTAATGGAACCAGAAATGGATGGATCTCCAGCTGAGGCACCAGAAATGCCATCAGGTGGCGAAATATAAATAAAATTGTTCATTAGTGAATTAGATAAATGGAAGAACTTTTAGATATGATCTCATCAGATGAGTCTCCAGCACAGATTAGTGATAAAATCAAAGATATTTTGTTTGCAAAATCTGCAGAAAGAATTGATGCCGTTCGTCCTTCAGTAGCAAACTCTTTGTTTGGAGAGGATGAGATCGAAGTTGATGATGAAGATACTCAGGAAGAAGAGTAATATAAATAAATAAAAATCATTTAGAAAATGTCTAGGATATTAGTATCTGCCAATGAAGTGGCATTAGCTGCTGGAATTGGCAATTCAACCACTGTTGATAATGCTAGGGCAGTCAGAATTTATAATGATTCTGGTGCGGATGCTACGGTTTATGTAACAGATTCTGCTTATAGTGGAATTGGTTCAGTAACTGTGAAAAATGGTTCTGTTGAGGTTTTTGAAAAGAGACCAGGTGATTATCTTTACTATACAGGAAGTGCAACAATTAGAGTTGCAAGAGTAGGAATCGCAAACTAACCCAATGAAACTTATCAGAGAAGAAATCGAATCAGTAGACTTTATTGTCGAATCAAAAAACGGCAAAAAGTCTTTGTATATTGAAGGAGTTTTTCTCCAGGGTAATATCAAAAACCGTAATGGTCGTATGTACCCAATGGAAACTCTTCGTAGAGAAGTTGCTCGTTATAATGAGGCACATGTTAATGCCGGTAGAGCACTTGGTGAACTTGGTCATCCCGATGGTCCAACTGTAAATCTGGATCGTGTTTCTCATAAAATTGTTTCACTTAAAGAGAGTGGAGACAACTTTATTGGTAAGGCAAAAATCCTTGGAACTCCAATGGGTAAGATTGCCGCTAATCTCGTTGAAGAGGGAGTAAAACTTGGCGTTTCTTCTCGCGGTATTGGATCTCTCAAAATGACAAGAGAGGGATGCAATATTGTCGGTGATGATTTTATGTTGGCAACTGCCGCTGATATTGTTGCTGATCCTTCTGCTCCTGATGCATTTGTTGAAGGAATTATGGAAGGTAAAGAGTGGGTATGGGAAGGAGGTCTTCTCCGTGAAAAGTTTGCTGAGCAAACTAAAAGAAAAATCAATACCCTTGTTGATCAGAGAGCTCTTGATGAGCATAAGATCAACTTATTCAATGACTTTCTAAATAGTCTTTGATTTATAAAATATTCTAATTTATAAATAAATATAGTTTTAATACCGGAAAAAACGGAGAGTTCAAATGTCTAGTGACAACAATTTACAAGAAATGGAAGCAGGCACTAAGCAATCCAAAACTGCTGTTAATGCCGGTGCAAAGGCAGCAGATGCGATGGATACTTCAGTAGCAGGTTCCTACGAAGATCTCGGAGGTCCTACCCCCGACAACTATAGACCCGATGACGATTCAGCAAAACTTAAGGAACCAAGTGGTTCTTTGAAGCAAGTTAAGGACGTTGTAAATAAGGGTGCTAAGGCTGCTGATCCAATGCCAAAAGGCATGAAGGAAGAAGAAGATCTTTCTGACGAAGAAGTTGTCGCTGAAGAAGAGACCACAGAAGAGGAAGTAGTTACTGAAGAAGAAATTACCGAAGAAGAAGTGGTTGAAGAAGAAATCGTTGAATATGATATGGAAGAGGATGTAAATGCTCTTCTCCAAGGCGAAGAACTTTCCGAAGAATTCCAAGAAAAGGCAAAAACCATTTTTGAAGCAGCAATCAATTCTAAGGTTGCTGCCATTCAGAAAGAAATGGAAGAAGAGTTCGCAGCAGCACTTGCTGAAGAGCAAGAGAAAATTGCTGAAGAATTCGCAACTGTAAGAGAATCACTCGCAGAGCGTATTGATTCTTACCTTGAGTATGTTGCTGACGAGTGGATGACTGAAAATGCACTCGCAGTCGAAGCAGGTCTTAAGACCGATATGACCGAATCATTCCTTTCTGGAATGAAGGGTCTTTTTGAAGAACATTATGTAACCATCCCTGAAGATAAGTATGATGTACTCGATAGTATGGTAGAAAAACTTGATGAAATGGAAACAAAACTCAACGAGCAAATTGAGAAAAACGTTTCCCTTAACAAGCGTCTCGCAGAGTCGGTTGCTGACGGAATCCTCGATCAAGTCTCTGAAGGTCTCGCACAGACCCAGAAAGAGAAGCTCGCTTCACTTGCCGAAAGTGTTGAGTTTGAAAGTGAAGAAGCATATCGTGAAAAACTGGAGACTCTTAGAGAGTCATATTTCTCATCTAAGCCAAAGTCTTCATCTGCTAAGTCCGAAAGTCTTTCTGAAGGCGTAGATGCCAATGGTCATGAGTCATACTCAGATTCAATGGCTGCCTATATGAGAACTTTAGGTTCATTTGGCAACAAAAACTGAATTTAACATTAAATCAAACGTAAACATTAATCCAAGGTAAACGCAAATGTTCCAATCCGAGCATCTGCAGGAAAAGTGGGCACCTCTCCTCAACCATGAGGGATGCGAGCAAATCAAAGACTCACATCGTAGAGCTGTCACCGCCGTCCTGCTCGAAAACCAAGAAAAATTCATGAAAGAGCAGAATGCATTTAATGCATCTGGTTCTTTCCTCTCCGAAGCACCAACCAACTCTGTTGGATCTGACGGAT